GGGATTAATCTTGATCTGTCTCCTTATGCTATGCCTAATGAGATATGGAGTGATGGTTCTAACGTAACCTTTAGACAGGCTAAAACTAACGTAGCCTTAGGATATTCTGAAGTTTATGGCACTCAATATGATTCAGGAAATAATCCAATAGCTAATACAACTGTCGTTGGTCATCCAATGATTGCAGTACCGTGGACGGACTTTAACTCTAACTATTGGTTCTATGCTAACGATACTGATATCTATCGTATAGGTTCTGATGGTAGTCATACTGAGGTTACCAGAACATCTGGAGACTATACTGGAGACTATGATGATGGTTGGACATCAACACTGTTTAATGGTGCTTTACTATTTAATAACGGAGATGATGTTCCTCAGTTCTACAATGAATCTACAGGTAAGTTTGAAGCTTTAACTGGTTGGGTGGCTAACGAGCGTTGCGGTGTTATACGTCCTTTTAAGAACTTTCTTATTGCATTAGATTTACTTGATACAAGCAACAGTCAGGCGTATCCTTCAAAAGTATTGTGGAGTGACACTGCTCCGTTAGGAGGTGTACCTACATCGTGGAACACTGGAGACCCTGCGGTACAGGCAGGTTATAACATCTTACCAGATACTCAAGGTAGGATTATAGAAGGAAGATCGTTAAATGATACGTTCTTTATTTATAAGAACGATGCTGTATGGGCTATGCAGTTTATTGGAGGTAATCTTGTATTCTCCTTTAGAAAGATATTTAGTGACGGCTCAGGTATCTTAGCTAGAGATTGTGTTACAGAGTTTGAGGGTAAGCACTTTGTTGTAGGTATTGATGATGTTTATATTCATGATGGTACATCTAAGAAGTCTGTTATTACTAACCAAATGCGTAAGGCTTTGTATTCTCAGATTAACCCCGACCATACAGACAAAGTTAAATGTGTTCACGATTCTAAGAATAGAGAGATAGTAATTCATTACCCTTCTGTGGACAGTGCTACAGGTGAGTCAGATAAAGTAGTTATCTACAACTATGAGTCAGATTCATGGACACAGCGTGACATAAATAGAATAGCCTTTATTGGTAATGGACATGTACAAAGAACTTTAGGTGAGCCTGAAGGTTGGGATAGTGATCCGTATACTTGGGATAGTGATGGTTCGTTCTGGGGCGATGAGTCTTATAACCCTTCTCGTAATGACTTGTTATATGTTAAACATGGCGATGCTAATAACACCTCTGGTTTCTTTATAGGTGAGTCAGGTCTTAGCATTAACGGTGTAGCATATAAACCTTTTGTTGAACGTATTGGTTTAGACTTTGAAGATGACAAGGGCTATAAGTATATTAATGCTATATACCCACACTTTGAAGGTGAGGGTACAGTTAACATCTACGTAGGTACTGAAGAAAGTCAAGGCGGTGGTATTACATGGTCACAGCCTCAAGAGTTTGTAATAGGTGAAGACTACAAAGCTACCTTCAGAGAAAGCGGTAGATACATTGGAATTAAGATGGAGTCAAAGACTGACAATATCTGGGCATTAACTGGATACTCTATTGAGTATAGCTATGAGGGAAGACAGTGAGTAAGTACATACCTTTACCTCCTCCACAAGAAGCTGAGTCTGTTCCGTTATATTTGCAGAATGAATTGCAAAAGATATCTCAGGCTACGGATATAATTGAAGAAAGATTAGATTCTCCAATTACAGACAGTCTTGCCTCTAATTGGCAGACAGTGGATTTAAACACTGTGCAAACTAAGGATTACAACCTTACGTATGACCACTACAGTAAATCATCTACTAACAAGCCCAATGCTTCTCCTGATAATGCTAATGCTGTTCTTACTGCTAATACACACTCTAGTAACTATCGTCATCAGCTTGCCTTTAACTCTGATGAAAAGTTCTACCATAGAGCGCAACAGCATGGTACTTGGACGGATTGGGAACGAGTAGTTACAGATAATACTGATAATGCTTTTGTATTAAGAGGAACTAGTCCTACCGTTTACCTACGAGACACAAACGCCAACTCTTCGATGCTCCACTGTAACTCTAATAGATTTTATGTCTTACGTGGAGGCAACGATACAACCACATACACTCAAGTAAATGGTCAGTGGCCTGTTTACTGGGACTTGACAAACAACAATGCAACATTCGGTGGCAGTATAAATGAACTTTCAGATGCGAAGCTAAAGGAGAACATCAGACCTATTGGTAACTCAATGGAGATGTTCGATAAACTTGAGGCCAAGCGTTACAACATGATTGATGGCGGTAAAGCTGATATTGGTTTTATTGCACAAGATGTACAAGCGGCAGGTTTAGATGAAGTTGTTATTGAAAGTGAAGATAAAGACTTAGAAACAGGTGAAGTGTCAGGTACAACTTTAACTTTAAACTACACACACATGACCCCTGTTCTATGGGATGTCGTGAAAGAACTCAAAGCTGAAGTTGAAAGCTTGAAAGCAGAAGTAGAAGAGCTAAAAGGTACTTAGATGTATAAAGTAAGCTTAGTAAAAGACGTTGCAGAAATAGAAAAGAACCTGAACGTAATCATTGACTATCTTCTTAAAGTAATTGACAAAGCCCCTGAAGTTACTTTGAAGACAGTGTTAGAAAGTATACAGAAAGGACATAGCCAGTTATGGTTGATCTACAGAGACGAAGAAATACTAGGGGCTGTAGTTACTAAGCATGTTTCATACCCTGTTAAAGAAAGGTTATTGATACATCTATGTGGTGGTAAAGATATTACAGAATGGGTCGATCTTTATATGGAAACTGTTGAAGATTGGGCAAAAGAAAAAGGACTAGATGGTGTTGAAATATTTGGAAGAAAAGGTTGGACTAAACTAATTCCAGATTATTCTTCCGACATAATATATATGGTTAAGGAGTTTTAAATGAGTAAAGGTGGCGGTCAAACTACAACTGAAGAGAACACTACTTCAAGTCAACAGGTACAGATAGGAGAAGAGCTACGTGGTATGTCTATCGGTGGCTTGATGGATGCGTACAATCTATATAATCAAGGCACTACAGGTATCTATCAAGGTACTAGACTAGCAGACCAAGATGCTATGGTAGGTCAGGGTGAGCAATCTATACTTGACTTATATGGTGAAGATGGTGCTGTGTCAGGTTTGACTGGCATGGGTCAGGAAGGTCTTGGTAACTTATTAGGCGCGGCAGGTATGTCGCAGGATTATGATACTTCTAGAGCCTTTGAAGGCGGTGCGGCTGACTTATCTTCTAACCAGACATTCCAAGACCAACTATCAAGTATCTTAGATGAGTCTAATGTTGCATTCCAAAGAGGTTCTGTTCCGTTGTTCCAGAAAGGTACAGCGGCAGGGCAGTATGGCGGTAGTGAAACTGGTGAAGGTTTAGGCTTACTAGGCGGTGAGATTAACAGAGCTACGCAAAAGTCAATATCAGATGCGGCACTAGCTCAGCAGAATCTAGACTTACAGCAACGTCAGTTGGCACAGAGAGATAGACAACTATCACAAGCAGACATAGGGCTAGGATTACAGGATAGAGGCTTAGGATATCAAACAGCAATGGGAGCGTTAGGTCAGCTTCCTGCCTTTGCTAGTCAGCTTGAAAGAGGTGGTGGTCTCATGTCTGCTATAGGTCAGGACAGAACGGCAAGAGGTCAAGCAGAGTTGATGGATCAGATACAACAGTTTGATGCTCCACGTATGGCTGAGATGGCTAACCTTGCACAGTTCTATGACTTCTTAGGTTCAAATCCCTTAGCTACAGAGCAATATAAATCTGGTGAGTCATCCTCAACTACTGTAGAGACAGCCCCTGAGTCTGATCCGTTTAGTTCATTACTCGGTATAGGCTTGACATTAGCAGGAATGCCTATGGGAGGTGCGTTAGGTGGCTCTGTAGGCGGTAACTTATTAGGTAAGGCGCTGGGTATGGGCGGAGGTGCGGCAAGTGTAGTAGCTCCTATAACTAAGTCAGTGGGCATTACCTAAAGGAATAAATAATGACTAATAACGATGCTTTATATCAGTTTATAATACAAGAGGAGGGCTTTCCTATGGAAGGCTCTGAGGCTAGAACATACATTCCAAAGAGAGATGGTAAAGCTATTGGCAAGTCTGGTTTAACATTTGGTGGCGGCATCGATATTGGTCAGATGGATTTGAAAAGCTTTATGAAGTTAGGGCTACCTAGTAATGTGCAAGAGTCTTTACTACCTTACGTAGGTAAGCAGGGTGAAGATGCTTTAGCTGTTGAGGGAGAGCTAGGTCACTTCAATGTACCCTCAGACGTTGCAATGGGTATTACTAGATCACACATCGACAAGACAGCGAACAGTGTTAAAGAGAAGTTTAAGGGTATTGACTTATCTCCAGAGCAGTTAGCTGTAGGTGTCTCGCTAGTACATAACTATGGTAACAGTGCTTTAGGTTTTAACAGTATGCGTGAGATCATGAAAGGTGACATGACTAAAGGTATCTCTATGTTACGTGACCCTGACGAATGGACAAATGAAGAGCTACTTCCTAGACGTAATCGTGAAGCTGATCTTCTACAATCATATATAGATAAACAGCTTGCGGCAATGCAACAGCAACAACAACAGCAACCTCAGCTACTGAATACTGGAGTAAGATAATATGAGTGATATCATGCAAGCATACAGAGACTTCCAAGCTAGAGTCTCTGGTGATCCTCAACGAGAAGCTATGAGACAGACTCTTCAGCAGTCTAATAGTCCTTTTGCATTATTAGGTAGAGGTGTAGGTAACGTAGCTAATGCATCTTTACCTCCAACTGCTGATATGCTTAGAGCGCAGATACAAAGTAACCCTGACACTGCTAATCCTAGTATGCCAGAGGCTGTTGGTAATACTATCAAGTTCTTTCAAGATATGCAAACACCTAATTGGATCGACCCTGCAAAGTTTGGTGAAGACGTAAGACAAGGCGGTGGTGGTATCGTAAACGAAGTAGTTGGCGGAGCTAAAGAAATAGGTAATCGTGTACTCGGAGGTGCTGAAGCTGTTGCTAATCCTCTCGTACAGGCGGCTCAAGGCTTTATGGGTAATGAAGTCACTGGAGTAGGGGAAGGTTCTTTTGGTAGGTATGGAGCAGGTGCTGAGACTCCTGTTGAAGTTGTTAGTACTCCTCCTAGCCCTGTAAACAAGACAGTAACCGAGGCTGTGACTCCTGTTGAAGTTGATTCTTCTACTGATAATGAAAAGAAAGCAGAGAAAGGAGAAAGAGACACTAACTGGTTTGATGCTCTTGAAAGCAGAGTAGACTTGATGGCTATGGGTGCGGCTATGTTAGCTAATGCAGGTAGTGGTCGTGGTACTTTTGAGAACTTAGGTGTTGCACTACAGGCAGGTCTTGGAGCTAAGAA